TTTCTTTCGCTTACGCCCACAAAGGAGCAAGGCCCTATTCGCGTGGCACTTACCTGAGGCTGGGCAAGAGGATTTTGCATACGAAGGAGCAAACAATGTTCTATAAAATATGGCAGTGAATCACGAGCAAGCGGATGTCAAACGAGAAGCTAACCCGCAAGGAGCAGGTGCTTCACGAGTTGAACCGAGGAGCGGGGACCGCGCGTCAATTAGCGGATCGCATGGGTCTGAAGCTGAACATCGTGCGGGTGAACTTATCGAACCTGCACAAGGAGGGGTTGGTCCAAGACACGGGTGTGGATGCGGGTCAGGAAAGTGTTTGGGAGGTTGTGAAGTGACCTATCAGATATCGTGGAAGTATGAGGATGACGAGTTGTGTTTCGCCTTCTCGGAAACTTTTCAGGGGATCATGTTGTTGGCGGACACGCTTGAGAATGAGGAGTACTACATCTCAATGGTGTTGGAGAATGATCCGCAGGTTCCTGACGATCAGATCGAGAAGGGGATGTGGTTTGATCACATGCTCGACTTGATCCCGAGGAACATGACGCAGGAGGAGGGTATGGCTACTATCATGTCTGTAGCGACCAAATGCTTTGGACCTGAACAACTGGAAGGCGTGGGCCGAATGATTGTGGCGATGGCTCGGGCCAAGGATCAAGGACCGAGGTACGTCAACTGATGGCTCGGCTAATAGGCGTGGGGCCGCAGGACCGAAGGACCAAGTTGGAAGTGGTGTGCATGGATTGTGGAGAGATATGGATCATGGGTCGGTTTCCGATATCGGTTGAGCGACTGGAGTATCTGTCCCACACTGGATGTGGCACTTGTGGAGGAGAGAACATCGAGGTGTTCGAAGAATGTTTAAGGGATCCGAATGATGATCGAGTTTTTTACGATTTTGGTGATTGAATACGAGGTGCAAGGTTCGCCACTCAGCGCGAATATCATTTTTGAGACGCGCGACCACTGCGAGAAAGCCTTACGGATAGATCAACTATACGATGTTTTCTACGACCAATACGAAAACACCAGTATGGGATGTTATGAGACTGAGGTAATGTCAAAGTCCCTCCGTCCAAAATTGAGGCCAGAGTAATGGATGACGAACGATTGATTAGCGTGGTGCATGAACTGCACAAACTTAGAAGATTGGTGGATGATTTAGAATGGGAGGGCCAAGATGCGAGTGCCTACAAACGAGAACTTGAACACTACGAACAACTCAACCGAGACGGGGTCTTGTTCGAACCAAAGTTCTAACCGTTACGGGCAGCATAAAGACCTGTCTGATTTTCAGGCAGCACAACTTAGATTTTTGAAACAGGAGGTATCAAGATGTCAAGATGAGCATTGGAGAACCAACGCGGACAAATGGTCTGCGCAGCGGCTCTGGTATGCGCGAGATAATCTCAAGCGGTACGTTGAGCAATTAAGAAAACTTGGAAAAAGAGTATGAACATGAACTCACATACAACTCATAATTTATCTGCAATCGCAGGACTTTGCAAAACTAACGTATATGTTGTGAACCACGTTTCCCGAAATCAGGGATGTGCGTTTGCTATGGACCTGAACAACGGGGACAACGTGTACATCCACGGCAGCTACTTGAATGACCACGACATTGTCGAGGGCGATCTGGTGGAATGCGTTGTGGTTCCGAACCACGCGGGGAAACGAGAGGATACGCGTTGGCGTTGCATAAGTCTGAAGCACATGGGATCGATGCACGATCACATCGAGACAGTTGTACAAGAACCTGTACAAGTGGAGCCAGAGGTTCCACTGGAGGATCGGGTCTTCGAGGTGTTCGAAGAGAACCCTGATACCTGCTTCACCTCGCGAGAGGTTTGCGAAAACGTCCTTGATCAAAAGGGCGTGAACAATGATATCCGTGACATCTTGCGCAAGATGCACAAGGATGGCGATATCTGTATGCTTCGGATCAAAACAAAAGCCTCGAATAAACGAGGGACTGTGTTGTGGGGTTTGAACATCTCATCGTTTGGTTTCAATGATGTTGAGGGCGACGATGAGGAAGTGGAAGTATACGAAAACTGATTACGTTGATTGCGCAAATGCGGGATTGACGAAGGCAGAGACATCGAGGAAACTCGGTGTCTCACCGCAGTGTGTAGCCGATGCTGCGAAGAGACATCAAATTAAATTTAACACAAAATGTAATAGGGGAGGGATGAGAGTGACCCCAGAGCAGGAAGAACGATTAGGTAAAGCGATGCAGGTGTTAGCGGCAGGTGAAAACAAACGGATGCGTGACCGCATGGGCGGTAGTATTGCAGCCGTGGGGCTTCAGAACCGAGAAGCGAGGATCGCGACTGGGAAAACAGGGGGCCGACCTCGATTGGTTATGACGCCCGATGAGATCAAGAGCCTGAAAGAACGTAGGCGATTGAAGGATGAGGCGAAGAACGAACTCCGTAGGTTGGAGGCGAGGATCGCGGAACTAAAAAGCCAGATATAAAAAAGGGGGACCGCAGGGTCCCCTTTAGTTTTTAATGAGGCAATATCGTGAGAAGGACATGGAGCAGTTTCTCACTAATAAAAAGTGTACCACTTATTCGTTATCGGTCAACTTATTTCCACGGATGTCTTTTTTGTACCCTCTGATTTCGTGGGGCTGCATCCTAGACCAGCCCCTGGAAAATGCCCTGGCAACATCCAGGTCGAGACCAGTTAGCTTCGCGATGTCCTTTGCTGTGGTCATCTCCGAAGCGTATCCAGTGCACCGCTCTTCGAGCAGCTTTGTTATTTTGGGGTCATAGTCAGCCATTGTCGCGCCTCTTCACCTAGAACCTTTGCACCTATTTCGATCTTCGCTTGGAGGGATCGCACGATCTTCTCGTCGATTGTGCCCTCGGTGATTAGATCGACGTAGGTCACGTTATTCTTTTGACCAATTCTGTGCGCCCGATCCTCGGATTGGATCCGAGTTTCGAGGTTGAAGTCATTAGCATAGTACACCACGAGGTTTGCTTCGGTCAACGTCAGGCCATACCCCGCAGTGGCGGGATTGCCTACAAAAAAGCGAAGTGCATTACTTTTTTGGAAACGCGTTACAATATCGTTTCTCTCATTGTCCGAGGTGTCGCCATAGTACGCTGAAGCGCACCCTTCACCGTACTCTTTGTTGAGCATGTCGGTGATTGCTTTGATATCATGACGGAAGCGGGACCAGATGATCGCTTTACCATCGTGTTCGTCGAGGATGTCTTTGAGTGCCTCCAACCGCTTGGATGGGAACGTGACCATCTCTCCGTCATCTGTTTTCAGGTGTCCCGACATGATTTGCTGCATCCGAAGTAGCTGCGTGATGACCGCAGGTGCGGTTGCCATCTCACCATCGTCGAGCATGACCAGAGCGTGTTTGCGGATCGACTCGTACATATCCTTTTGCTCCTTGGTCATATCCACATAGCGTACGGTGTATAGCTTTTCGGGTAGGTCCAAGCAATCCTTTTTGAGTACCCTATAGCTGAAAGTATCAATCTTCTGTGTCAGTTCATCGATGTTCCGATAACCGACAACCTGATTGAACGCTTTCATCCCCATCTTTTGCTTCACGATAACCGCGTAGCGATTTTGGAATGCATAGTACGAATCATACCCCAGAATACCGCTCTGGAGGAAGTCGGCTTGGGCGTAAATGTCAAGCGGACTTTTTGTAATTGGCGACCCTGTAAGCAACCTTTTGAACTTGAAGCCTTGGGCGATCTTACATAAATTCTTGGTGCGCTTGGCTGTATGGTTTTTTATAGTGGTCGCTTCATCGATAGCGATCAGGCCAGAGGCCCCAAGCGCACGAGCCATCCACTCCCCTGCCTGTTTACCCTTCAACGTAGAGAACGCCTCGACATTCATGACAAAGATGGTCAGGCCATCGAACTTGTCTTTGATTGTCCGCATCTCTGCTTGTTGCTTTTTGTTTGCACCACTGACCCAGCGAATCACGCGAGTTGGTACATCGTCCGACATGTGCTCGGGGATTTCTTTTGTAACCCAGTTCCGATACACGCCCTTTGGTGCGATGACCAAGGCAAAGTTAAGCAGACCTGCCTTATATAACATGCCCATGTTGTCGATCAGGACCTTCGATTTCCCTGTCCCCATCTCCATAAAAAACCCAAAAGACTGTCTTTGTCCCGCAATGTCTAAAGCCGTCTGTTGATGTTTATATGGAATTGTTTTGAAATTGTACTTGCAATTCATATCAGCCTCCTTATATAGTCTCATACATGGACCACGGAGGTTCATAAATCAACCCTGAAGAGGAAAAAAACTTATGACAGATATCTTTGATGACATCTTCGATGAAGGCGATGCACTTGCCAACGTCGATAGCGGTACAGGAAAGCAGTTAAGCGATCTTGTCCGTTCACTGCGTAACGTCGAGACACAAATCGCGGACGCAGAAAACCATCTCAAAGCATTGAAGCAAGAGAAGCACAAGCTCTCTGTGGAAAACATCCCTGCGTTAATGGATGAGATGGGTGTGGAACGTCTGGACGTTGATGGTTTAACCGTCGAGCGTAAGATGATGGTCCACGCGTCGATCCCACAGGATCGTAAAGATGAGGCATTCGCATGGCTGCGTGAGAACAACTTGGATGACATTATCAAGAATGACATCACATGTTCTTTTGGCAAGGGCGAAGACAACATGGCGGGTGACGTAGTCGGCATGTTGCAAGAGCGGGGATTTGATCCAAAGACCAAGACCCACGTTCATCCCTCTACACTAAAAGCGTTTGTGAAGGAGCGCGTGACAGAGGGTAAACCCATTGACCTCGATATGTTCGGGGCATTCATCGCAAACGCAGCACAAATTCGGAGGAAAGCATAATGGCTACAGCAGTTGCAAAAGCAAAAGGTTCAGCGGTAAGCACAGACCTTATGGATGAAATTTTTGAATACGCAGGAGAAGGCGCAGTATTCGACAGTTCGGAGATGCAGATCCCATTCTTGCGTGTACTACAGGCATTGTCGCCGCAGTTGAACAAGAAGAAGGCAGAGTACATCGATGGTGCTTCGTCTGGTGATATGTTCAATACAGTGACAAACGAATGCTTTGACGGTGAAGAGGGTGTAGTACTGATCCCTTGCTTCCAAACCACAAAGTATTTGGAGTTCACACCTCGTGAACAGGGTGGTGGTTTCCGTGGGGAGATCCCTGCCAACGATCCGATCCTCACTCGTACCGAACGCAATGGTGCGAAAGAAATCCTACCGACAGGTAATGAGTTGGTTAAATCCGATCAGCATTACTGTCTATTGATTGGTTCGGATGGGATCGCTCAACCGATTGTCGTGGACATGAAGTCCACGCAGTTGAAGGTTAGCCGTCGTTGGAAAACACAGATCGCGATGCAGAAGATGGCGCATCCGAAGACGGGTAAGTTGATTACGCCACCTGTGTTCGCCACCATGTGGAAACTGTCAACAACCGAGGAGTCCAATGACCAAGGTTCGTGGGCCAACTACCAGATTGAGAAGGTCGGGTTAGTTGAGGACCGTGAGTTGCTCATTGGAGCAAAAGCCTTCCGCGACAGCGTTGCTGCGGGAGAAGTGAAAGCTGCACCAGAAGAAGGTCCATCCCAAGCCTCTTCAGCAAGTACGGATGATATTCCGTTCTAAGCAGCTTGGGGCGGCGGTCTCATCCTTACACTACCGCCGCCTCTTTTAATTTGGGAGTTGAGTATGTCAGTAGCAAAAAGAATGATGTCAGCGTTCGAGGGATCGGACCTTGGCTATCTTGTTACTAGAGTTAAAGGCAAAGGCCACAAGGGTAAGACCGAGGCCGAGTACCGCACGATCCACGGGCAGATCGACGAGAGCGTAATGCAATCGCATCTGGACGGCGTGAGTGGTGTGGGCGTTGTGCCGATATCCTCTGGTAACGTATGTAAGTTTGGCGTGATCGACATCGATGTCTATGATCTCGACCACAAGGCGTTACAAGCGAACATCCAACGTCTGAAGCTGCCGCTCATCCACTGCCGTTCCAAGTCGGGCGGGGCACATTTGTATTTGTTCCTCGACGATTGGGAATCATGTGCCATGGTCCGAGAACTGTTGGTCGAGATGCGTTCGGCTCTGGGCTTCAGCGGTTCGGGTGAATTGTTTCCTGCGCAAGAGGTAATCAATGCACAGGACGGCGAGGTTGGGAATGGTATTAACATTCCGTATTTCAATTCGGAGATGCCCACACGCTACGCCTATAATAAAAAGGTCGAGGCGTTAGAGGTCGAAGAGTTCTTGGACTTTGTGGAGAAGAGCCGAGTTTCGATGGCTTCGGTTCAGGAGATCGAGTTCAGCGGTGAGCGGAAGTACTTTGAGGATGGGCCGATCTGTCTGCAAATCCTCGCATCGATGGGCAAGATCACAGAGAACCGAAACATCTTCATGTTTAACGTGGGCGTGTACTGTAAGAACAAGTGGCCTGATGATTGGGAATCCCATCACGAGGAGTACAATCGTCAGCTATGCGAACCGCCGCTGCCGTCGAAGGAGATCGTCGATCAACAAAGATCGTTGAAAAAGAAGGACGGGTATTTTTATCAGTGCACAATGTGTCCGCTCAAGGACTATTGCAACAAGGCCAAGTGCAAGATGCAGAAGTATGGCATCGGATCGAGTGCCGAGGATCAAGTTCAGATAGGCAGTATTACTATCATGCTGTCAGAACCGCGCTTGTATTTTATGAGCGTCGAGGGAAAGTCTCTCACGCTTTCGACGGATCAACTACAAAACCCTACGCTTTGGCAGAAGGCTTGCATGGAACAGTTGGACATGATGCCACCTGTGCCTACGCGCGGGGATTGGCAGCAGTTGATTAACGGGATGCTGAGTACAGCAACCAAACAAGAGGTGGCACCAGAACTCACAAGGGCAGGGAAGTTTGAGAACCTGTTGCGGAAGTTCTGCACAAGCCACATTCGGGCGGTGGCACCAGAGGAGGTGCTCTCGGGCAAACCTTGGACGGACAAAGGCAAGACGATGTTCCGCATCGATGCTTTTGAAAAGTTCCTGCGCAACAATGATTTCACTGACTTCACTACGGGTCGGATACAGGAGCATATTCAGCGCATGAACGGCAGCGACAAATGCCATGGTCCTTTAAATTACACGAAGGAAGACGGTAAGCGTTCCTCAACCCGAGTGTGGTGGGTTCCCGAGTTTGAAAACTTGGACACAGATATAGACATAAAGGAGAAGAAGTATGACGTTCCATTCTAACGAGGACAATCCACAGCTTATGAAGCTGAAGGATGTGTGTGAGATGCTGACGATCTCACGGGCGACTGTGTATCGATGGGTTGATGAGGGCAAGTTTCCTGAACCTGTGATACTTGGTCAGGAGGAAGGCAAGCGCAGCGCAGTTCGTTGGTACGAGACTGACGTATTGGATTGGCTGAAGAGCAAGCCCAAGGGTGTTCAGAAAAATGATTCCTAATTCGGAATTGATTTTTGGTCCCCCAGGAACGGGCAAAACCTACACCTTGATTAAAGAGGTGGAGAACGCTCTTGCACGAGGGATTGCACCTGACCGCATTGGTTATGTGTCTTTTACAAAAAAGGCTATCCACGAGGCCGTAGAACGCGCCTGTGGGCAGTTTGGGATCGACCAGAAGCAACTGCCGTGGTTTCGGACACTGCACTCGTGGGGGTTCAATGGCCTTGGAGCGAGTGCCAACGACATGATGTCCTCGGAAGACTGGGATGTCTTGGGTCGTGAGGTGGGCATGAAGTTCTCTGGAGCCTCGAAGGTCAATCCAGACGATGGGGTCTTGCTGCCGCCCGAGGGCGAGTTCGAAAAGGGAGACGCGTATCTCCGTATGATCGACCGTGCTCGGTATCGCATGGTGCCTGTGGAGACAGAGTTCAACGAGGCCGAGGATTGGAGCAAAGATTTTAACATACTCCGCAGGGTGCAAAAAGAGTATGCGCTGTATAAGTCGAAGCTGAACAAGATTGATTTCGTTGATCAGATCGAACTGTATATACAATCTGGTATACCGCCACACCTCGAACTGCTCATCATCGATGAGGCACAGGACCTCACGCCACTGCAATGGGAGATGGTGAAGAAGATCGCTGAGAATGCCGAGCGGGTGATTATCGCAGGGGATGACGATCAGGCGATCCACAGATGGACGGGTGTCGATATCCGCAAGTTCTTGAACTCATCGGGTAACGTCCGCGTTTTGTCCCAGAGTTTTCGTATGCCACAAAAGGTGCACGAACTCTCGCAGCGCATCGTTCAACGGATCAGCCTCCGCAAGGACAAGCTGTTTAATCCTACGGACGAAGAGGGCCGAGTAGACTGGCACTATAGCGCAGACGATCTGGACTTGGACCGTGGTTCATGGACCTTGATGGCTCGAACGAATAACTACGTTCGCCTCTGGGGAACCAAGTTGCGAGAGCAGGGGTACATGTATTCATACAAGGGGCACAGCAGCGTGAA